CACCCCTGTTAGAAACGGTGTAACCACCTCCCAAAGCGTTCTGGGCAGAAGTCACCATGTTGTTGTCAACATAATTTCCAGCGTTGTTACCTCGCGTTGTGGAATCACCAAACGCATCAACGTTATTGTTGTTTAAATTTGATACGTTTGATGTAGCGCCTGTAGCTGCCACATTCCCTGTAGTCGCCGCATTTCCCGTAGTTGCTGCATTTGTATTAACAAGGTTTGGAGCAAGTTGCTGTTGTTCAGCTGCCGAGCGTTGAGCTAATTCTGCTTGAGCCGCCTGCATAAAACTGGCTTGTTCTGCCGCATCAACATCCCCGCCAAAAGCATTCTGCCAAAACGCCAATCCACCCTCATCAGGAGCACGGCCAAGAATCTGCGTGTACAGATCGTTAACCGTCATAGGTGGTGGAGCCGCAGGAGGAGGTGGCGCTACAGCAGCTGGTGTAGTTGCCACGGGCGCTGGAGTTGCAGGTAATGTATCTTCAAATACATTTCTACCAAATTGTTGCTGTCCAAAATTAAGAGCCATTATCCGACCTTCCAATTTGTTCCGTCAGAATATACAGGGACTGCAATAGCCCCGCCAGTCACAACGGTCGCCCCAAATGTTGGAGCCAGTGCATCTGTTACAAAAGACCTTGCACCTTTGCCTGATGTAACCGCACTTGGTAGTGTTGCCACCGTGTAATTTGTTAATGGAGGAATAATTGCACTTGTTTTTAACTGCTCCAAAATTGCATCAATTCTATTAAAGTAAAGACGTAAAATATTGTTAAGCTGATCTGAATATACCCGTGAGTACACCTCCGTAGCCAGCGGTAAATTAGGCGCAGCTACTTGGTTAATTTCAAACTCGGACGTAACAATCATGAATTACCCCTGCGGCCATCTTGCTTAATGTCAATACGTGGACTACCAAGCTGCCATGCGCAGCCAATCTGATTAGATTCAACTTGAAGAATCATCTGGCGGCCACGAACCCTGACATATACCTGACCAGTAAACTGCTCAATAACAGTTGTTGATGTACGCACAACCGTTGCGTCTGGATTGCCGCCCAAGGATATTGGGTCGTTATAGCCAGAGCCAGAGTTTTGCATGGGGATTAAAGTCATGGTTACTGCTGGCGATGCCGCTTCAGATCCACGGAATGTAATATCTGGAAGCATCCGCCATACAAAACCAAAGTGATCGCCATCGTCAATGTCAAACTCAGCAGAAGAAATAATGGCGTTAATAGGCAGTGTTGTGCCTGTTTCGTTGTTGTCTACACCCTGCTCATGGTTGACCAAGTTATAGTTGTAAGTAGCCGCAACAGGAAAATCCCTTAAACCAGAATCAAGCCAAGCTGTACGGCCTAAAGTGCCATAAGACCAAACACCCTCGCCATTGTTTTCAAAGTAATTAAAGGTGACATAGCGGTCAATTTCTGTGCTTCCAGAGGCGCAATAGAACCACCATACCTCATTAAAACCTTCATTGGTTCCAGCAAACACTTGTTCCGCTTGGCTTAAATTAATGTCTTGATAAATGTACTGACGCAAGTCACAGCGCAAAGTTTGTAAACGACCATCGTATTTATAGAACTTATCTACGCCCATCCAGTACACCACACCCGAAGCAATTACAGCCGCATTCTTTCCAATAATTGATATGTTATCTCCCAGCAACTGGGAACTCCATATTGCTGGTGGGCCTTGATATTGAAATGAATATAAAGCCGAGTCAGTAAAAACCACAATTTCCTGTCGAGCTTGGACAACCGTTACGATTTCAGATCCATGAGAAAGAATAATGCTATTAGCTTGGTTAGTTGCAGATGGTGTCCAGTTAACTACAGACTCTTGATCTGACCAGCGAACAAGCATTGGATTAAGAACCCCTACAGCACTAATATCATCACATCCAAAAGCAAAAACAAACCGGCTTGTATCTGATACAAAAATAGTGTTTTGTACAGTTGGAACGTCAGAAGCACCAACTAAAGTTGATATGTTTACACCCCTTGTTGTAACACCAGCAGAGGCATCCCAATAATAAATGCCACCACCTCGAGGGCCAAAGATCAAATCCTCGCCAAAGTTATTTTGACTCCACAAACGAATTGAAACAGGCGTTCCAGATCCAACACCCCATACTCCACCACCCCAAGTTCCAGCACCCCACCCAGTCAAAGGCAAAGCAAAGTCTGGCCCAACATTAATTTGATAAGCAGCTACAACAGATGCGCCGCCGGATGAGCCAACTGCAATTGCTATAGCGGTAACAATTGTGTAGCTATTTGCATCAATAACTGTAATTTGATATTCAGCATTAAATGTAGTTGCGTATGTACCTGTAGCCCCACTAAATGTTACAAAGTCACCGGTAATGCCGCCATGAGCCGTATCGGTTACTGTGACAGTGGTAGTGCCATTCCCAGTAAATGGGTTGTTATTAATTGTGGAAGATGCACGAATTGGCGTAATATCGTTATATGCACCACCTTGTTCAATATAAAACTTTAAGTTAGTGCCTACACCCAGTAAATTTAATGAAGTAAGAGTGACCCAGTTCCATAAAGAACGGCAAACTCCCAAGAATGTATAAGAAGAAATGCGCTGCCAACCGCCAATTTTTTCAGGCGTACCTTGACGAAACCGCATCTTATCGGAGACATACCAACCATTTTCATTGGTATATCGGGTGTTTTCTTTGTTTACACCCGGTTTCAGTACAAGTTTTTTGAGCGTCATGAGCTACCCTTATTTACTGGCAACGCCTTTAGTCTTCTCAAAAGAACGCATACCGGCAATGCCCAAGATGCCTGATAATATCACCCAAAGCTGGTCTGCGTCTAGTACTGGCGGGGGATCCATGCCAATAGGAACCCAACCCATAGCTTGCAAGTATTTCCAGCACCATTGGAACAACGGATACAGCAGAAACTGATAACCCATAGCCGCTACACCAATCCAACCAATGGCTGGCCTCCAGCCGCTTACAAACACACTGGATGATGCAGCTTCAATCTTATTGACTTCAATCTGCGCTAGGTCTGTGGCTTGGTCAATGCGCCTTTCTTCAAGATCAAGCTTACGCTGCTCAATCTCCATTTCCATTTTTTCTTTGTCGGTGGTGATTAGGTCACCTGCAACCTTACCAACGGCTTCAATAATTGATCCAACGGCAAGCAAGCTCATGCTAGACCTTTCAGTGTGCGGTTAATCCAGCCCTTGAGGAACTTAACCTGCACGGGATTCTTGTTGCATATTTCAACGTAGCGGGCAATCTTTGCCAAAGCGTATGATTCTTTAAACCGCTGACCATCCGTGATCTGGTTTAGCTTCTCAACGGTCTTAGCACCAATACCGCCGTCTGGCGTAGCGCCAATGACCAACTGAGCCAGCTTCACAGCCATGCCCATACCTGCGTTTACACCAAAGTTAAAGATGGTATTGGCCACCTCTTGGTTACTGATCTCGTTACCGCGCATCTTGTCCCAAAACTCTGCACGGTAGAACTCACGCACCATAGGCGTAAGAGAGCCGCCAAACTCTTTCTTATCCACCAAAGCCCAGCCGGGCCACTGTGGGTTCTTGTTCCTAGCAATACCAGCATAGGTCATGCCGCCCGTGTCACCGGGTACTTCGTGGAGGACGTAGCCGCCCTCGTCTCTAATCATTTGCTCAAAGGCTGGTTCAAACTGCGCCATTACTTTTCCTTTGGTTTGTCTTCATTTTGCATGAGTTTGATACCAGACAGGAACCCAATCATGCCGCCGATAAGAGTAGAAAAAGCGGGTGAAATCATTTTGAAAATTTCTGCGTTGTCCACTTCCTTGGCCCATAGTCCTAGCATAAAGGCGGTTACCATTGCCAGCACCGAGACACAAAGGGTGGTGCTTACCATCAGCGTTACGTACAGCGTCAGCTTTTCCTTTGTCTCCATTGGCGGTTTTGGTGTCGGTTTTCTGGTCATACAAGTTTGTCAATCTCGCGTTTAAGGTTTGTGATGTCAATGTTCAGCGTTATCTGCCGCATCCTGTATTCATAAATCTCATACTCATACTGATGAAACTTCTTCACAGTATTGTCAATCTGCACCTGCAAAGCGTGTTCAGCGTTCTGCTTTTCCACCTTCTTGATAAACAGTTCCTGTTGCACCATTGCTTGAGGCTGGACGACTGGATACCACTTGTCGTAACTGATCTTCATTTCTTTTCACGTTTAAGCGCCTCTTCATACCCACGCAAAACTAACGCTCTGGCTTCTGCCGAATCTGCTGTACCCGCCCACATGGGCAGGTTGTTCCAGATCACTACGTAGTCTTCTGGTTTGCAATACTGTGCATTGTTTTTTAGCCAAGCAATCATTTGTTGATGGCGCTCGGACGGGTTGTGAATTGTGTAGCCAATTCCATAGAACTCTCGCACATGACAGCCATTCTTGGCTACGGCTCCAACCAGCCCCAACAGCAGTAACAGAATGAGCCAACGCATTTATCACACCAAGCTCCATACAATCATGTACGTACTAAAGATTACGAAGGCCACCATACAGGCCGCCGCAATGAATGCTTCAGCCCAGTCTCGCATTATTACGCCGCACTGGTTGGGAATGTTTGACCATTCCAAACAATCCTAACAGCCCCAGTAGATGGTTGCCCACCACCAGCACCGCCTGTTGAGTTAGTGCAGCCTCCACCACCACTACCATAAGCGCCACCTGCACCTCCAAGGCTGCTTGTGCCAGATCGTACATTTGAAGAACCCGGCAGGCCCCCGGAACCGGCTGTGCCAATAGCCGCTGTATTATCGGTTTGTGATGACCCAACACCGCCGCCGCCCGGAGTAACGCTTGTGCCAACATACCCATACAAACCAATTCCACCACCACCAGCACCGGCAAGATCACCCCCAACAGGGCCGCCAGCGGAGCCAACTCCTCCATTTGCTGTGTAGCCTGCCGCGCCACCACCACCCGAACCTCGATCTGCGCCACTTGCGCCACCTGAAAAATTAGCATCACCGCCTGAAGCTGTACCGCCAACCGATCCAGTTCCACTTCCACCTTGATTTGCGGTTACACCTTGAAATGATGATGTTGCACCGCCAACAACAACGGTGTAAGAATTGCCCGGTACTACTGTGATGTTATTTTTATAAGCTAATCCACCGCCACTACCACCACCACCATTACCGCTACCTGCACCACCTGCGCCAACACAGACAACAGATACGCTAGTCACGCCAGCAGGGCATACCCATGCGTATGTGCCGGGAGTGGTATACACCGCTTCTTGTTCCCGTAAAGCGGCCATATATTGAGCTACTTGATCCATTGTCCAAATACCGGGCGCAGAAACAATATTAAACTCAACCGGATTTTTAGTAATAAATCCACCGGGGTACTGTTGGGTCATACATCACCTATGTTTGTTGTTGGGTAAGACCTTCCGGCTCCCCAAATAATGCGAACAACTCCCACGCCACCACCAGTTCCGTATGCACTTGTACCACGGTTACCCACTGTTACAGTAATAGTAGTTCCCGGTGTAACGCTAATATTGTTGGCGTAAGACAAACCACCACCACCGCCGCCGCCAGCAAAATTATTCCAGCCAGCGCCGCCGCCACCGCCTCCATAAGCGCCGCCAGTTCCGGTAGTTTGTGGGCCAGCACCATTTTCACCATTATTTGATAACGTTGTTCCAATATAAGCGCCGCCACCGCCGCCTCCGGCTGACTCATAAATTCCGCCCGGCCCAAGCCAATAACCACCACCACCGCCAGCCGCAGAAGATAAAATTGTAGCTTTTGCACCGCCCGTGCCGCCTACAGGCCCAGCACCTCCAGTAGTTCCACCTTTAGCGGAGTTAGTAGAACTTCCGCCGGAATAAACAGTTCCTGCACCACCCGTTCCGGCAGCGTTGTATTCTGTTGTACTACCTGTGCCGCCTGCGCCCCCGGTTAATGTCACAAGACCGCTTGCCGATCCGCTTCCACCGCCACCTGCACCACCTGCACCCGTGCCACCGTATGTTCCACTTGCGCCACCATTAGCAACTACGTACGCCCCAAAAGAAGAATTTCCACCAGCAGTTCCTGCTTCGCCACCGCCACCACCTACACAAACAACACAGACGCTTATAACGCTATCCGGAACTGTCCATGAGTAAGTCCCAGCCGTTGTAAAAGTTTGTTGGCCGGGAGTTGTAACCCATGCGTTATTGCCAATTGCTTTAAATTGTTGGCGTAACGTCCATATCCCTACAGCCGCTGTTGTAGAGCTTGTAGCAACTATTGCGGATAACTTAGCCCCAATATAGCGCAGTGACATAAGACACCTATTAGGTAATTGCTTCGTAAGAGGCGGTCAATTCAATCGCAGAACCAGTACCAACTGTGACAACAATAGATTGAGATTCCCCAACATACATAGATGCCGTCTTATCCACAACAATCAATGAAGCATTGGCTGGGACGGTGATTTGGTATGCAATACGATATGCAGTACCACCGCCGCCAGTCGCGCTGTTAATTGATACTGTGACAGCCACACCAGTGGCCGTTACATTGGATGCAACAATGCTGTCAAGTTTATTGACCGTGCCAACCGCAGGGGTCAGCGCAGTCCAAGTTGTAGCAGCAGTGGTGCTGGGGATTAAATATGAAGTATTACCGTAAATACTTGTAACGGTAACAATATTAGGATTAGCCATGAATGCTCCTTAAAATCCAAAAACAAGTGCCAATGCAATAGATTTGCCCGGTGAAACGCCATTAAGATTACTTAAAGCAGTAGCTGCGGTCGTTGCTCCTGTACCGCCAGCGGCAACAGGAAGTGTTCCAGCCGTCATGGCAGAAGACGATGTGGAATACAAAGCGTTATTGGCGGTAGTCAAAGTGGTCAGCCCAGTACCACCAGCGGCAACAGGAAGTGTACCCGCTATCAACACAGAAGCTGACGTTGAATACAGAGCGTTGTTAGCCGCAGTAAAAGTACTTAAGTTTGTACCGCCATTTGCTGTGGGCAATACACCAGTAAAGTTAGTGGCGCTTGTAGATGAAATCTTTACAAAGTCTGAACCATTCCATGCAATCAAACTTTTTTCGCCAGATATAACAGTGACACCAGTAGTTGGGCCAACACCACGAATAACAACCGAACCTGTCCCGGCGTTAATAACTACATAAGCTTTGCTTTGAGCAGGAGCCGTTACATTTCTGGTGGTTGCACCGTTACTGGCCGTCCAAAGAATTACAGCGCTTCTGGACTGATTTGAAGCACCATTGGTAGTGGTAAGCGTTACATCTGCATCAGCACTTAAAGTAGTTGTTCCCGCAACAGCGGAGTCAAGCAACGATGTAATCGCGTCATTAACAGTCGTACCCCACGTACCAGACAAATCGCCTGTTGTTGGAAGCGCAAGACCCAGCAAGGGTGAGAATGTAGTAACTGCCATAATGTATCCTTAGAAAGTAATTGTGCCAGAAGATGTCCATGTATACACGCGATAACCCCCAGCAACGGTGATGGTTGGAGATCCGGTAGTAGATGTAGCCGCGCCGTACGTATCTGCATAACGAATAATAGCTATGCCAGAACCCCCAGAGCCACCAAGCGGCCCCCCTGCATAATTACCAAACCCGCCGCCACCGCCACCCGTATTAGCTGTTCCACTTGTACCAGCCCCCGCAGTATTTCCTGCGCCGCCACCGCCAGCACCGCCAGCACCGCCGCTTGCTCCACCTGCGTACAACACACCACCGCCGCCGCCGCCCGCATAAGTAACAGATGAACCAGAAATTGATGAAGCAGAACCGGCACCGCCAGCACCGCCAGTTGAACTTGCGCCAGCACTACCTACCGCAGAAGCGCCGCCACCACCACCTCCGGGATACGGTGAACCACTACCCCCGTTACCACCATTAGACCCTTGTCCAGAAGTACCTGTGCCACCAATAGAACCTCGACCATCTCCTGCGCCTCCACCACCAGAACCTCCAGCACCGCCGTTATAGTTTGTTGCATCAGTAACCCCACCATAACCACCGCCAGTTGAAGTGATAGTACTAAAAACGGAATTAGAACCCGCTGCGGGTGTAGTATAAAGTGCAGTACCTGCTCCACCAGCGCCAATAGTTACGTTATATGGAGTCCCAGCGGTTATTGAAAATCCTGATGCAGTTCTGTAACCACCCGCACCGCTACCTCCAGCGCAAGCACCGCCACCACCCGCCACTACAAGATATTCAATAGTTGGGGGGGCATTTGTAAATGTAGAAATAGTATTCCAGCTATTGGTAACTGTTGAATAAGCCTCTAAAGTATTTGTAGTAGTGTTAATACGTATCATCCCATTGGTTGGAGTGCCGGGGCGTTGTGCTGTTGTGCCAATAGGAAGAGTGACCGCGCCAGTGGAATTCAATGTGGCATTTTGAGATGTATCTACAGTTACTGCTGAAGAGCCGTTTGTCTGAAGCGCAAAAACCCCAGACGAATCCCCATTCTTCTTTACACCGGGAACACCTGAAATTGCTCCACTATCAGAATTAACTGTTGAGGTCATGCGGTCTTAAAAAGTTATTGTTCCAGATGCAGTCCATTTGTATACACGATAACCGCCAGCAACAGTAACAGTGGGGCTGCCAGTAGTAGACGTTGCCGCTGCATAAGTATCTGGATAACGAAGAATAACTACGCCAGAACCACCAAGCCCAGTAGATACCCCTGCGCCAGAACCGCCCCCGCCGCCTGTATTTGCAGTACCGTTTGTACCGCCAGTGAAGTTATTACCAGTACCGCCACCGCCTGTGCCCGCTGTGCCCGGAGAAGTAGAGCCGCCCGTGCCCGCCCATACGTCACCTGAACCGCCACCAGCGTATGTAGTTGAAGACCCACTGATTACATAAGCAAGGCCATTGCCGCCGCTACCACCGTTTGTAGAATTGCCCGCTCCGCCCGCTACGCCAGCGCCGCCGCCACCGCCGCCACCATATCTAGATGCCGTAGAACCCGTTCCACCTGATGTTCCCTGACCCGCTGTACCAACAGCAGGGGTAGCTGTAGTGTACCAACTACCACCGCCAGAACCACCAGCACTACCAATAGTTCCATCGTTTTGAGATCCGTATCCACCACCAATAGATGTATATGTATTTGCCCCAATAACTGCAACTGAATTTGACCCGTTTATTTGTGTGCTACCGCCTGCGCCAACTGTGATGGTATAGGCAGCCCCGGAAGTAACAGCTATCGCAGCGCCATTAGGGGTTTTTGGTGTTTCAGCGCCATAGTAAAGCAAACCACCAGCACCGCCGCCACCAGCTCGTCCCGAATTGACTGCGAGACTACCACCCCCGCCACCACCAGCCACAATCAAAAGTTCAATAGTAGGTGTGACATTCACAAACGTAGAAATAGTATTCCAAGAACTATTAACAGTTGAATAAACTTCAAGAGTTCCAAGAGAAGTATTTATGCGGGTCATGCCGTTGGCTGGAGTTGGGCGCTGGGCTGTAGTGCCAACTGGGAGAGTTAATGAACCCGTAGAATTAAAGACAACATTCTGATCTGTGCCAATCGTGACCGCAGTCGTGCCGTTTGTTTGAAGCGCAAGAACACCAGACGAATCAGCGACTGTCTTTAAACCAGCACTTCCAGATACTGATCCATTGTCGGCGTTAATCGTTGATGGCATACATACCTCAGAATATTATTGAACCAGAAGCAGTCCATTGATAAACTCTATAACCACCAGCTACAGTAATAGTTGGTGAACCAGTTGTGCTTGTAGCAGCAGCAAAACTATCAGCGTAGCGAATAATCACGATACCTGAACCACCTGCACCACCTGCTCGGTTAGTGCCGTCATAAGAGCCGCCACCGCCACCACCGCCAGTATTAGCTGTTCCGGGATTGCCAACACCTGTACGAGTTCCATCACCGCCGCCGCCTTTATCGGCGGTTACAGCCGTACCACCACCCAAACCACCTGATCCGGGAGTGCCACGATTATCGCCGCCACCTCCACCTCCGCCAGAATAAGTTACAGCAGAACCTGATATTGAAGAAGATGTGGCAGTGCCACCATTCCCAGCTATTCGGGATGCAAAAACTGCATTCGCTCCAACACTACCTGCACCACCACCGCCACCACCATAGCCACTTGTAGCATCATCTGATGCTCCGCTCCCACCAGCAAAACCTTGCCCAGATGTTCCTGCGCCACCTAATGCAGCAGTTCTAGCGCCACCACCACCGCCAGATCCACCAGCAGCGCCATTTATTACAGTGCCACCGTTATATGAGCTACCACCACCACCACCAGTAGATGTAATAGAGCTAAAAACAGAGTTGTTTCCATTTCCACCTAAACCAGTTGTTCCTCCAGCAGTACCGCCAGCACCAACTGTGACTGTAATTGCAGAACCTGTACTAACGGCAAAGCCTGAAGCAGTAAGTAAGCCGCCCGCACCGCCACCGCCACCTTGTGCTCCACCACCACCGCCGCCGCCCGCAACTACAAGATATTCCACTGACGAAGGTGCCGCCGCCAATGAGGTTACTGTAGTCCAAGCGGCCAAATTTGTTGAATAAACTTCTAAGACATTGGTTGAAGAGTTTAAACGCAACATTCCGTTTGCAGGAGTAGCGGGGCGCTGGGCAGTCGTTCCCACAGGTATGGTCAAAGCGCCAGTCGAGTCAACGCTAACCCCACTAGCTTGGCCGCTAATGGTGTTTGTTCCGGATCCGCCGCTTATTGTTATTGCCATAGGATTACCTTATGCTGGGTTGTAAGTTACTTCAATCCAAGAAGTTGTATCTTCATTCCAAACATATCGCTTGTCATCAATTGGATATGCAACAGGCGCATTCCACTGGCAAGTTGTTTCGTTCAGAACCCATGAAGCAAACGGCTTGGGTGCAATAAACGCATCACGGGTGGAATCGTATATGTAGCCAATACCAGCATAGTTCTTACGCATATTGCCGTTGTAGCTGGTCTGCAACCACACACCACCTAGCAAGTCATGGCAAAACTTAGCGCCAATTGTTTCTGACTCAGCGCCATGTTGATCTTTGCAATCGTCATTGCTTACAACAATAACGCGCAACACCGTGTTGTTTAATCCGATTTCTGCAAAATGTGCCATGTCTACCTCAATCTTTATTGAACCAAAACCCAAGATACTGTGGCTTCATCCCACCTGTACTTATGACCATCTTGAGGGCAAGTTACAGGCGCATACCATAAATGTTCAGTCTGGTTGTACACCCAAGAAGGAAAAGGTTGTGGGGGTATAAACGCATCAGTCTGGCTGTTATAAACATAGCCAACACCGGGAAAGCATTGACGTATTGAGCCATCTTCCGCGCACCGCAACCATGTACCGCCATATTCTCGGTACAGCCAATCACTATCTTTGGTATCTACCAAATACAACACATCAGTAACGATGTTATTTTCTACTTTTGCGTACCAAGCCATTTTATGTCCTTACGCAGTATATGTGCCAGAGGTTGTGAACGTGTGGTATGTGTAACCACCAGAAGAAGTTACAGTACCACCAGTGCCTCGTTGTGCGCCCAAATAGCGAATGATAAATACGCCCTGAGTGCCAGCCGTGTTAAGTGCTCCGCCATTACCATAAGAGCCACGCAAAGCATTACTTGAGTCCCCCGGCGTTGTCCCGCTACCAGCAGTTAACACCGCACTTGTTACTGTGCCAGACTTGAAGTACCCAGAACCACCACCGCCACCTGAGTTACCCGCAGGACTATCTCCGTTAAAACCTGCGCCTCCACCCCAATAGCCACCACCACCTCCACCGCCGCCGCCAGCATCACCAGCAGACCCAGCAGAACCACCCTGTAATGCCGATCCGTTAGTAGCACCACCCACTGCATTTCCACCAAGACCGCCTGCGCTTTGTGATCCACCAGTTCCAAAGTTTGATCCGCTACCATCAACTCCGGTAGTTCCACCACCAGCACCGCCTGATGCACTATAACCAGATCCAGCACCGCCGCTAGCTATTAAAAGTGCATTGACTTGGGAAGAAGAAGTTGTAAAAATTCCAGAATAACCACCACCTTGTCCAGAGCCGCCATTAGTCCCAGACAGACCGCCACCACCGGGGACAGTTGACCCGGGGTTTGTGCCATTAGCCATTGCAGCCCCGCCGCCACCAACAACGACCGGATAAGCTGTGGATGGACTTACTGCATATACACCATTAGCGGCACCACCACCACCACCAGTACCACCCGCTTGTCCTCCACCGCCACCGCCACCCCATCCATACAAATCTACAGAATATGTATCAGCAGGGGTTACTGTAACAGCCTCCCAGATAGTCCCATCGTAGACTTCAAGATTTGTGTTGGTTGTATTCCAGCGAGTCATTCCGGCTGTAGGAGTGCCGGGGCGTTGAGCAGTTGTGCCAGCAGGCAAAGTCAAAGCGCCAGTAGCGTTAACAGTCACTAACCCAGATGTGGGTGTAAGTACCAAATTGCCTGTGGTATCCGCTGTGCTGACCAGCGCCGTAGTTGTAGTTGTTCCTGCTGAAATAGTGCTCATATAACCACCCACCTTTGGCCGGAAGCCACTGTCACAGATTTACCTGAAGCCACTGTTACTGGGCCAACAGAAAGACCATTAGACCCCGTGCTGATTGTTGTGCTCTCAGACACAGTATCGCTTTGCACCATCACACCATTTGTAGAGCTAACTCCTGCGGGGTAAGCAACAAATACATCTTTTGTGCCAGCGGAAAAACTTAATGCGCTGGGCTGTGTACCAGAACTATTGGACAAGACTGTTGTACGCGCAAGCGTGGTTCCAGAGGATGTGTACGTACCAATACCTACTTCCCACTCATTACCAGTCTGTCCAGCAATCGTATAGTAGGTCAGGTTTGCATTACCAATCACAGCAAAAGATTGAAAGCCTGTCGATGCGCCCAAAAGCGTAATAGTGCCCGTACCAGTGGTAGTGGTCGTTTCCTTTACTCGGTCTGCAACAACAAATGTCATGCCGTTTCCTTATGTTTCTGTCTCAACAATCTGCCAATTAGCAGTTTCAGCATTATCTATCAGCGTCCACACCGGTGTCTGCGGATTGTCTATATTTTGCCAGTTTGCGTTCTGGCTGTCATCAATTAACGACCAATAAAATACGCCCAAAGTTCCAACCGCGCCAGATGCTTGGACACCGGTCAAAGCAAATGATTTAGATCCTACTACAGTACCTACCGCGCCAGAAGCCTGAACCCCTGTAAGCGCCACGGTTGTAACGGCTCCTACATTACCAACTGAACCTATAGCTAAAACGCCAGTCTCAGTTGGATTGTTAGTTTCTGTAACATCCCCTACCGCACCAACAGCCTCCACTCCAGTAAGCGCCACAAGTTTTGCAAAAACTACGTCACCTACCGCGCCGTTTGCGCTAACCCCATTAAGCGCAATACTTCTTTCTGCAACTTCTACCGTTCCAACCGCACCATCAGCTTGAACACCTGTAATAGCAACAAGCTGAACAACAGAAGCGGTTACTGTCCCAACTTCCCCGCTTGCTTGTACTCCTGTTAAAGATACCGAGATATCAGCCGCAACCGTTCCTACCGCGCCCGATGAAGAAACGCCAGTAAGTGCAACTACTACCGTTGCTTGCCCCGCAAGTGAGGCAAACGGCGCTTCAGCAAATGCGGATGTTCCAAACATGGCTACTCCGGCAGGTTACCCCGCCAGTCCTATTAGGTTGTAGCCAAACGGATCAAAGCAGTCGAAGTTGTATTCGCTGGCATTGTCAAAGTAAACGTACCAGCGGTAATTGTCTGTGAACCAAAAGTATGAACGCTTACTGCCTTGTCACTTTGTGTTGAGTTATAAATCAACACTGCATCAAACGCCGTAGTCAAAGTGACTGTGGTATATGTAATGCTGGCCGAAGGCGTAACAAATGCAACACCCGCAGTAGCAGAAGAATTGGTGGCCGTAGGAGGAGTTGCAAACGTAACTGCCACACCGCCCGCAGAATAGCCAGTACCAGACACTTCATTTACTGCCGTATATGCAGTAGTACTAGCATTCATTGTGGCAGATGCCAAATACAAAGCAGCTTTAAACGCATCAGTTGCGCCGGTTGCACGAACAGGGGCAGTGCCAAAATTATGAGTGGCCGTCATTAGCTCACCCATAAAACTTGTTGTCATTGCTTGAGTATTTGCCATATCAGGCTCCTTAATTAAAAGATGCGGCTTCTACCGCAGAACTTACGGATTTCTTCAATCCAACATGAGCAGAGCGATGAACCAACTCACCTTCGTGCCAATACTCAAGCCATGTTGTGTATTCGTTATCATTATCAACGAAGCCTTCTCTTTTCTCAAGAAGAGATTCGTCCATTTCGCCTTTGGTGGTTGTAACGAGTGCCATATTTTTTCCTTATACAAGTCTAATGAGCGCAGCCGTGCTGGTGTCAGCAGGCATAGTGACAGTAAACGTACTTGTTGATGTGATGTTATTGCCAAAGTCTAAAACACAGACAGCACCATTCGCTCCAGCTTTGTAAATCAACGCGCCACGAGCCGTAATTGCGCCAGTCCACGCTGGGCTGGAAAAGTTAACGTAAATGGTACTGCTGTTTGAACTAAGCGCAGTATTTACCGTTGCCGTAACTATTTGACCACCAGCTACATAGTTACCACCAGAAGTCTCACCATCTGATGTATATGCCGTAGTTAATTGATTTAATGTGGCCGAATTTGTGTACAGCGCCAATCGAAATGTATCAGTTGAAAAATTCAACGTCCCATTTATCAAGCCAGTCCGCAACGTATTGCAGGAGTAATTACCTGTGAAAGCCATCAGGTCACCGCCTGTCTATATTGACCAGAACGATAAGCGTCTTGACGCTCCATGCCGTCACCCAAACGTTTAGCTTGTGCAAGGGCTTCTTTATATTTACCGTCGTACAGAGCCAACATATCTGTTTCGCCTTTCATGTAGGTATAAGCCTCAACCAGTGCACCATACAAAAGCACCGTGTCAAAGTTGTCACCAAGCCATGAAGTACCAGCAGTCACAATAGATTCTGGGTAGTAATAGAAATGAAGCTCTACCGTATATGTGGCATCTGGCGTTGGGCCAAGAATAAACGACAACTCAGTTGTGATTGTGCTACCACTGATTGTTGGCCCAAACAAAGCGTAGTACTTTGGAATCCCAGTATCTGTCGTAGGGTTAGGGTACGACTGGCGAATAAAGTTTACATCTTTGTTTAACAAGTACTCGTAGTTACCAGACGCATCTATAACAGCCAAAGAATATGTAGCAAGATAATCGTCTGGGGCGCTAAGATACTTATTACCCGACTGAACATTACCCGTCATGTTTTTACGCAAAAACGGAAACTGCACTGTGTTATAGATACGCAGCTCGGCTTGTTCAATAAACCGATCAATCTGTTCTTTAGACGTTTCTATCGCACCGTCGGAAACGGTGAAGTCCGGAAAATTATTTTCCGTGTACGACTGAATGTTATTGAACAGTTGGGTGTAATTCATATCAAGCCATTGGGCCTCGTGACATCACGCCTTTGGTAGCGCAACCTGTGCCGCGCATCTTAATACCAGAAGTCTTTGGCTCTTTGTATGGGTCACGACTGATGTTACCAACAGACATGTTTACATCATTAGCGGTCAAACGGTTACCACCTTGGTAGCCACTGTTCTTGATGTCTACACCAGCTTCACCATTCATATTGTGAGGTGGAGCATAAACGCTGGCATCGCCAACTTCTTTGCCCATCATCTTTTTGCTAAAAGTTGCCATATCAAGCTCCCTTTTTATAGGTGAACGAAGACTTCTTCTGGTTAGCCACTTTGGCCAAACCACGACCCAGAGCTTTCATCTGAGCATTTGTCTTGCCGCCTTTGGCAAGTTTTGTCATAGGCTGACCGGGATGCAGCTTCTTCTCGTGCTTGTGCACGGCTCCAGCCACCATCTTCTTGTCTTGTTTCAAATCTGCTTTGTCCATTTCAGGCTCCTTATGTAACTGTAACCGTAACTGTACCAAGTTCTATCGCTAACACCAAGTTATTTGGCGTTAAAAGTGTATCAAACCCACTTGCGCCACCAACAGGGTTGTACCCCCATTGAAAGACCCGACTACCTTGCTCTGGATAACCAAACCCATCTTGTGTGGTGCTGTCCGTTAGCAAAATCTGTAGGCCACTTTGACCAGAGACTTGGTAGCTCACATCAGGACGCGGCTCACGCACAGCTTGCGGGTCATTGACTGGATACATACCCAGTTGCAACTGCGGCTGATCGGGATCCCAACATGCCGGGCAAACCTTGACCTTAAATGGCTTAGTCTTGACTGTCTGTGTCTTTAATTCCTTGAGCATGTACCTCTGCGCACAACGGTCGCATTCAGCAATTGCATGCTTACCGGAAGCAAACCGATTAGGCATAGAACAAGTTCCTTGGCACAAACCTCAACGGAGAGGTATCGCGGTCTTCTGACTGCGCCAATTCCCACTGCTGTTCATACTCAGCCTTTAGACCCATTACGCGCTGGGGGTCAACATCTGGCAACTTCATGCTCAACAGATAGGCCAGTCCTGCCACCATACAGGGGATAAAACGGAACGGAATGTCTTGGACAGTTACACCTGTGCCAGCATCCTGAAATACGGCGCATGCGGTAGTACACAAACATGTACTGGTCACCGGGCGAGTTAGGTGTAGGCCACACATTGATTGCTGGAAGATTTTGTACAGTGATAGCCGCGCCGGTAGTATGCGCCGCAGCGGTTGTGCCGTTCTGTCCACGAGCGCAGTTTAACAACTGGTTGTTTACAGGGTCTATATTGGGGTAACTGATGGTCTCATTATCAATCTTGATAAACCCAGCAGTGGTCAAACCATCCACATTAGACAGCGTAATTGTGGTAGCTGTAGATGTAATCGTCCCGTTAAGGGTAACCGTAGTGCTGTTCTCTTGACCAGATTGGCGGTTGTACCAGACCTGAATTGGGCGACCTTGTGCCAACTTGTTTGGTAGACTCATGTAGGTCG